GTGAGGTCCATGATTTGACGGGCCAGTTGGAGCGGGCCACGGAGATTGCGGTCAGCACCCGGTTGGCGTCTGTTGCTTGCAGTTGGGTGTGTTGTACTGAGAAGCGTCATGGTGGCTGGCGTTTTTGCAAGCCGCATTTGGACGAGGCTCGAAAGGAGTTATCCTCTGGTGGTTACCTCCAGTCGGTGCCTTGGCGTGGGGGTGGCGTGCGGACTCCCGACATGATGGAGGACGTGAACGAGACGAAGTATGGGGTGAGTGATGGCACGGAAGCCGAGGAATTGCCCCAAGTGCGGGAAGATGCCTCAGATACTGGAGCGTGTGCATGACCCCCAGACGGGCCACCATCTTGGTGCGGTGACGTGTGACAAGTGCCTGGTGACGGCACTGGGGGATACGACGCAGATGGCTATTGAGGCGTGGGAATTGGCTTGTGATGACATGGAGAACAGGGATGCCAAGTGAGTGGGAACTTCTTCCTTGCCCTTTCTGCGGCGAGCAGCCTGAGTGGAGGGAGGCAGAGACTGAGAAGATGGATGGTGATGCGGTGTTGCATTACCAGTTGGTTTGCCTGAATAACGGAGTGAGGGCACATACGTCATGGCACACGGACCAGACAAGAGCGGTGGCGGCGTGGAACCGAAGAATGGAGTCGTCATCATCCTGAAGGCTTACAGGGAATGGCAGAAGGAGCCGGGAAGTGCCTTGGGCGACTTCGTGACCCCGGAAATGGTCGAGTGGCTGATCGGCGAGGTTGTCACTCTCAGGACTGTTACCGAGGAAATGTTGTCGGATCTGAGGGTGGCTCACAACGAGATCGTTGCGTATCTGGGGAACAAGCGATATGGACATCGGAACGGTGGTGAGTCTGAGTGATTGGGAGTGGGACACGGCCAAGGCGGCGGCGCACCGGAGGCAGCAGAGCAACGTCGAGGCCGGGTCCACTGAGACGAGGAAGGACGGGAGCCGTACCGACGAGGACATTCACCTGGCCGGTTGTGCCTCCGAACTCGCGTTTTGCAGGGGGTTCAACGTCTACTGCGATCTCGTGCAGGGGGCACGGATGTCCAAGGATGATGACGGGGACGCCGTTGTCAGGGGAATGCTGGTGGATGTAAAATCTACACACCACAGGAAGGGGAGGCTGGTTGTCCCCTCGTGGAAGAGTCCGGTGGACCTGTATGCGTTGATGGTGGGCAGCGAGAGGGAGTGGATGTTCCGGGGTTTCATGACCGGGGCCAGGCTGATTGTGCCCGAGCGGAAGCAGGTGCTGGTGGAGGGCGGCAACGAGTGTTATGTTGCCGGTCAGGAGGAACTGGTGAACTTCGAGGAGTATGTCCTGTGTCCGAAATGACGAAGGACGAGTTCTGGGCACACCTGAAGTCTGAAGGGTTGATGAAGGACTTCAAGGCGAGTCGCGTGGCACTGGAGGCGGAAGGCACGTCGAAGAAGGAGTCGTGGAACCTCGCGGCGGTCGAGTTCGGGTTCGGCGGGAGTGCCAGCGACAACCATTCCACGTCTTCCAAGTCCGAACCCAAGAAGTCGCCACCCAAGCCCAAGCGACCGTCGAGTAAACAGTTCGAGGGGAAGTCTGCCAGCCTGAGAGCGGAGTTCCAGTGGGTGTATGAGAATGCTGCGCTGGAGGATGTGAAGCCCGAGGATGCGCCGAGTTCCGGCGCGTGGGGACTGTTGGAGTTCGCGAGGAGTGACCCCCGGACGTTCTATGCCAAGTGGCTGGAAATGGCTTCCAAGTCCGAGGACAAGGATCTGATCATGGAGGGGTTCCGAGAAGATGCCCGTCGCGCCACTTCTGAAATCGCGGAAATGCTCCAATCCATCCAGTCTTCCGTTCTACGGAACGGTTCCGAAGGATCTGAACCTGAACCTGGTGTTCCGGCAGGAAGTCCTGACGAGGTCGGCTTCTGACCGGGAATTTCAGGAGACCATCTGGACCGCGTGCAGCAGGGACATTCTCTACTGGATCAATACGTTCGCGTGGACGTATGACCCCCGCAAGATCTCTGACGGCATGAAGCCGAAGATCCCCTTCGTGACGTGGGACTTTCAGGATGAGGCGTTCCTCGCACTGGACGAGGCCATCGGCGAGACCGATGTCCTGATCGAGAAGTCGAGGGACATGGGGGCAAGCTGGATCTGCCTGACCCTGTTCACCTGGCGTTGGCTGTTCCGCCCGATGGAGAGTTACCTGATGGTGTCTCGGAAGGAGGCACTGGTGGACGGGTCCAGCGACTCGCTGTTCTCCCATGTTGATTTCATTCTCAAGGGACTCCCCGAGTGGATGCGTCCCAAGTACCGACGCAACAAGTTGAAGTTGATCAACCTTGAGAACGGATCGAGGATCGAGGGCGAGAGTACGACGGACAATATCGGGCGTGGCGGCAGGCGTACGGGAATGCTGATCGACGAGTTCGCCGCGTTTGAGCAGGGTGGCTGGGACGTGCTGAGTGCGACGGCGGATACGACCAATACCCGCCTGTTCAATTCCACGCCCGCCGGAACCGGCAATGCGTTCTATGCTCAAAGGCAGGCGGGCACGCCGAGGCTGAGGTTTCACTGGTCAAGGCACCCCGAGAAGTCGGAAGGACTCTACGAGAACGAGGAGGGGAAGCAGCGGAGTCCGTGGTACGACCGGGAATGCACCCGCAGGGCACACGCCGTTGAGATTGCCACCCAGTTGGACATTGATTACCAGGGGAGTGATTACCCCTACTTCGATCCCGACACTCTCAGGCAGTTGATCAGGGAATTCTGCTGCCCGCCGTTGTACCAGGGAACATTGCATGTTGAGCCGGGTAACGAGGGTCGGTTCGAGGATGACGGGGAGGGTTTCCTGAAGATCTGGTGTGCCCTCGACGAGGAGGGGTTGCCTCCGATGGACAGGGATTATGTGATCGGGTGTGATATTTCTCAGGGGACCAGGGCGAGTGATTCCGTGCTGACGGTCGGTGACCGGCTCAGTGGTGAGAAGGTGGCCGAGTGGGCGGATAACGAGACGAGTACCGTTCGGCTGGCAGAGGTTGCCGTGGCTCTTTGCCGGATGTTCGCCGGGCCGGGGAACCGGGGTGCGTACCTGATCTGGGAGGCGACGGGTCCGGGTCGGACTTTCGGGAAGACGGTGGTTGAGGAATTGCATTACGGGAATATTTATTACCAGACACAGGAGCAGCGTCTTTCGAGGAAAGTGTCTGATCGACCGGGTTGGTATTCAACAAGTGACGGGAAAAAGGACTTGTTGGCGACGTACCGTGAGGCTTTGTTCGGCAGGGCTTTCATCAATCCCAGCAGAAAGGCACTTGAAGAGGCTGGGGAATACGTTTATCTTCCGAGTGGCAAAATCGAACATGGAGGTTCGACAAGATCTCCAGATCCGACCAACAGGGGCACGGGGCACGGCGACCGTGTGATTGCAGATGCCCTCTGTGCGAAGATCATTCGCGAACGTCGGGAGCCAGCAGCCGAACCTGTGATCCAGGTTCCTGTCATGTCTTTCGAGTGGCGTCGGAATCAGAGGGAACTTGAGGCTGAGGACGAGTGGCTCTGAACCCGAACAAGCTGATGGACGTTGACCGTCTCAGGGAGGCGGTTCACGCCAGTCGTCGGAAGCTGGAGCCGTTCAGGGTTCGTCACAAGCAGGCACTTGAGCAGTACGTCGGGGTCTACTACTCCGATGACGGTGCAACCAAGCCGGTTCACGTCAACCTGATGGAACTGGCGACGAACATTTACGAGCGGCAACTGGTTGCCCGTCCCCCGCAGGTGCTGGTGTTCACCAAGAACGAGGAGTTCAAGCCGTACTCGATTGAGTACGAGGGTTTGTTGAACGAGAGCCTCGACGACGGTCAGATCCACAAGGTGCTACAGCGTGCGATCAAGTCGGCGTTGTTCTCGATGGGGATCATCAAGGTGGGCATCGAGGATGCCGGTGTTGTCGAGGAGGCCGGTGTCGAGTTCAACATGACGGAGCCGTATGTCAGCAGCATCCTGCTGGATGACTGGGTGCATGACATGTCGGCCAGGTCTCCCGAGGAGATCAGTTATTGCGGCCACCGTTACCTGATGGACTTGGATGAGGCGAAGAAGTTCAAGGGGTTCAGCCGGTCGGTGCGTGGTGAACTGGTGGCCCGGAAGCCGACAGGTCACAACGAGAGTGGTGACGAGCGGGTTCACACGCTTGCCTCAGGGATGAGTGGCTCCGACGCGGAGATCCACGACAAGGTGGAACTCTGGGAGATCTTTCTTCCCAAGGAGCGTCTGGTCGTGACGCTTGGACCCAACGAGGGGTCAAAGCCGTTGCGGGTGGTGGAGTGGGACGGGCCGGACAGCCAGCTTGGCCCGTACCACCTGCTGTGGTTCTCGGAGGTTCCGGGTAACTCGATGCCGCTGGCCCCGGCGATGCTCTGGAGCGGACTGCACAATATTGTCAACGGGTTGTACCGGAAGCTGGAGCGTCAGTCGC